TGGCAAGCCACCATTGTAACTAATGCGCTCCCATGATCCGCTGCCATCGCTCACATTTAGAGGCTCGATGCCAGGAGCGTGGCTACACGCTCGGCGAGGTGATGCCGTGTGTCGTCGCGCAAGACGGCGACACGATCACCGTAGACGAGACGCACGAGGCATACCCGCGCGAGCCGAAGCCGGGATTCGCGCCACCCACGCCCTCACCAGCGCCGAACCACGGCCCCGGCACCGAACTCAAGAAAATCCTCAAGCGCTTCGGCATTGAACCAACGCCCAACTGCTCCTGCCGCGCCAAGGCCGCCGAGATGGACGCCTGGGGCTGCGACGAGTGCAGCAAACCAGAGCGGATCGAGGAGGTCGTCGGCGTGATGCGAGAGGAGGCGAAGGCACGGGGGCTGCCGTTCGTTGACGCGGTCGGGCGGATTCTGGTCAAACGGGCCATCCGCAACGCCAGACGCAACCTCCCCACCCCCTCCGTCTAATTTTCCCTCGCCCGTAGTCTGACGGCACACCCCACGGGCTGCCGCGTTGGCTACGTTTCAGCAAATCCCAGGCGATCTCGACCTCCGCATCGTGCGCGGGGATGAGGTCACTTTCTCGGCCGTCTTTGCCGCCACGAACCTCACTGACTTCACCGTCACGGCTGCGGTCTACAGCGGCTTCGGGGCGACGGCGACCGACACGCCTGTCGCGACGCCGACCGTTACGGTCACGATGGCGACCGTGAACAACGTCACATCGAGCACCGTCCAGATCAGCATGACGGAGACGCAGACGGCGGCGATCTCGCCGACCGGATCGAACCGCTGGTTTCTCCGCTGGGTCTCGCCTGGCGGTGTGACGCGCACGGTGTTGAGCGGCACCGTTACTGCATCGAACCCGTGAGGTAGCAGATGGCGGGCAATGAGGTCACGGTCACGGTCTCGGGTGGCAGCACGACCAGCGTCACCGTGCCGGGGTCTACCGGCACGCCAGCGCCAACGATCACGAATGGCGGGACGGCGAATGTCGCCGTGACGAGCGTTGGCGATCGTGGGCCGCAGGGCGACACCGGGCCGGCGACGACGCTGGCGATTGGCACGGTGACGACAGGCGCGGCTGGCTCGTCCGCGAGCGTCACGAATAGCGGCACTTCATCGGCAGTCGTGCTGGACTTCACCATTCCGCAGGGCCAGGGCGGGACCGCAGGCGTCTCGTGGCAGCCCGTGCCGATGTCGCCCAGCGCGAGCGGCGCGAACGGCGACATCGCTTACGACGCCTCCTTCCTCTACGTCAAATCCGCCTCCGGCTGGCGTCGCACGGCGATTGCCTCGTGGACGCCGCTGGGAGCGCCGACGAGCGTGACTGCTGCGCCAGGCAACACGCAGGCGACGGTTTCGTGGACTGCGCCCGTGGATAACGGCGGGTATTCCATCACCGATTACGCCGTGCAGTTCTCCAGTAACGGCGGCACCTCGTGGACGACGTTCTCCGATGGCACTTCGACGACGACGACCGCGACCGTCACGGGGCTGACGAACGGCACGGCTTACGTCTTCCGTGTGGCGGCGGTCAACGCGGTCGGCACAGGGCCATATTCGTCGGCGACGAGCAGCGTGACGCCGGGCGACGGCGATCCGTTCTTCTCCAGCGTCTCGCTGTTGCTCCACATGGATGGCAGCAACGGCAGCACGACGTTTACCGATTCGTCGCCAGTCGCGGCGACAGTGACGGCGAGCAGCGGGACGCAAATCAGCACAACGCAAAGCCGGTTTGGTGGGTCAAGCGGTCGATTCCTGAGCGCATCGAACTATCTGACGATCCCAAAGTCGAGCGTTGCTAATTTTGGAACGGCCGAATTCACCATCGAAGGGTTCGTGTGGCTGCAAGCCGAACGTGACGATTTCGGGACGATTATTGGTAATTACACTTCATTTGGATCGGGCGCGCTGCTGTTTGCGGCTGGCATGGCAGCCACGCCTGGGAAATGGACGCTGAGCTACGACGGCGTCTATCCCGGCATCTCGTCCACCGCATCCGTCACCTATCAACAGTGGACGCATTTTGCCATCGTGCGGAGCGGGAGCACTCTCAGCCTCTATATCAACGGAACGAGCGTTGGCTCTGCCAGCGTGACTGGTGCGAATTTTGACGGGACTGGCACCTCCTTTTACGTTGCTGCGTCTGGTGACGGCCTCGGCAATGCTGGCCCGAACGGCTATATCGACGAACTCCGCATCACAAAGGGCGTGGCCCGCTACACGGCGAACTTCACGCCGCCAACGGCTGCGTTTCCCGACGCCTGACGCCCTGCCCGACCGTTGACCCTCGCTCTACGCTGGCGATATGCCCCGCAGAAAGCGCCAACGCCGCACCGTTTACGTCGGCGACCAGCGATGGAAGATCGAGCGGTCGCAGCTTCGTGGCATCGACGGCGACTGCAACTACACCCTGCGTCGCATCCGCGTCGACGCCCGGCTCCGGGGCGTTGACCTCTTGGATACCCTCATTCACGAGCTCATACACGCCCGCTGGCCTGACCTGTCTGAAGATGCGGTTGTCGAGTTTTCGGAGACGCTTTCGGGCGTGCTCGACGCCGAGGGATTCCGCCACCGTGACGACGAGGAGGACTGATGGCGAAGGGGAAGCCAGACATCATCGACGACGTGCTCGGCAACATCGCTTCCAAGCAACCGCAGGCGTGGTATCAGCGGGTCTCGCCGGAGCACGCCGACACGCTGCAAGCGATCAAAGACGCCTACAACTCAGGCACATTTGGAAAGCGGAAGAAGCCAGCCGCCGAGGCGATTTCCAAGACGCTCAAAGATAGAGGCATTGCGAACGTCCAATTCCAAGGGGTGCTCGCATGGCTCGAAAGAGCGTAGTCGCTGACATCGCTGCGAAGGTCAACGGCGAAAAAGGGCTGACCATCGAGGAGGTTTCCAAAAAGGAGACCGCCGAAGGGCTTGAGGCGAAGAGCGTCTCGACTCGCATCCGCACGGTGGAGGATCTGCTGCGGCATATCGAAGCCGATATGTCACGCTTCGAGATAGCCACCAGTGAAGCGACCAAGTGGGAAGGACTCACGGCGGACAAAGACACGGGCGAGCCGGTGGTGACGGAGCTTCACCGCGTTCACGTGCGGCTCAAGCCGAAGGGCGGGCCGACTACGCTTGAATGCGTGGCGTCGATGATCGATGCGGCGAAGAAGCAGATTCGCCGGCCCTTGACCAAGACTGTCAAGGCACCCAAGCGGAGCGGTCTCTGGCAAGTGCTCGTAGTCGCCGACTGTCATTTCGGAAAATACGCCTGGGGGCGAACGACCGGAGGCGACGACTATGATCTCGACCTGGCCGAGCGGCTTGTCGGGCAGGCAGGCGACGAGCTCGTAGCGGTGGGAGATTCCCACAAGCCCACTCGACGCACGATCGCCTTTCTCGGCGACCTCTTCCACTACGACCGGCCAGACGGCAGCACGACCAGCGGCACGCCGCTAGAGCGGGACGGGCGGCTCCAGAAGATGATCTCGGTCGGCTGCGACACGCTGCTCCGCATCGTCGAGCGTTCGTCGCAGTCGGTCCCTACCGATGTCGTGATTGTCAACGGCAACCACGACGAGGTGTTGACCTGGACGTTTCAGCGGATCCTCTCGGAGCGTTTTCGCGGGTCGAAGTCGGTGCGAGTCAAAGAGGACTTCACCGGGCGGCAGTACCTCACCCACGGGCGGAACCTCCTCGGTTTTGCCCACGGCCACAGAGCAAAGAAAAAGCTCCCGCAGATCATGGCCCTTGAAGCCTCGCAGCACTGGGCCAAATGCCCATACCGGGAATGGCATACCGGACATTTCCATTCTCAGGCTGCGGAATGGCAGCGACCGATTGAGACGCTCGACGGCGTGATCGTGCGAACGGCCCCGGCCCTCTGCCCGCCCGACGATTGGCACAGCGTCAACGGATTCATCGGCTCTCGCCAAGCGTGCGAGACATTCATCTACGAGCCAGGCGGCGGGCTCTGCTCAATGCACGTTGCGTCACCGAGGGCGAAGGCTTGACGCTCTCCGCAGATTATCTCCGAGAGGCAGAGTATCGCGCTCGCCGATTCTCTGGTGCATACACCGGCACGAGCGGCACGCTCGCCGCAGACGTTCTCAGACTCATCAAGGAAAGGGCAGCCATGACCGCAGCGTTTGACCAACTCGAAGCCGAGAACCGAGCCCTTCGCGAAGCCGTCGCCGCTCGCATGGACGCGACGCCAGAGGACGACCCGAAGAAGCGTGGCTACTCGCCGATGGCCGCTTCTTTGGCCGGTTGCAAGCCAGCCCAGGAGGCGGCGGCCCGATGCTTCGACACGACCGAGCCGGCCGAGATTGCCGACGCCGACGTGCCGTCGATCCCTGTCGATTGGATTCTCCAGGGCGAGCGGGAACTGAAGGGCGAGCGCGAGCCAGTTGACATACGTCATACGGGGGACGGGCTCCTAGCTCCGCAGGAGGACGAGACGCCAGCCGAGCGGTTGCTGAGAGACGCGATCGACGTGATCCGCGACCGTCGCCCGAAGTACGGCGGGCCGCTCCACCATTTCGCCCGCACGGTGGGCATGATCAACGCCGCCTTCGCCGACGTGCTCAAGCGTCCGCTGACCCCCGCCGACTGGGCTGTCGTGATGACGCTCGACAAGGTCGCCCGCCACATGGGTCCAAGCAAAACGACCGACACGCCGATCGACCTGGCTGGCTACGCCGCCTGTCTGGCTGAGTGCGAGACGCTGCCATAGCCCCTACGGTCGCGTCCGGTTTTCGACCAATCTGAACGGTCGGAGGCTGACGTGATCGCTGCGGCTCATTGGCGTCGAGGCGGACCTGACGGGCGCGAACCCATCGCGGCCGCCGGCGAGGTCGTGTCGCTCGCCAAGAACTACACGAAGTCGCAGGAGTATTGGGGCAAGGTGACGAGCAAGCGGCCCGCGCCGCTGACAGCATCGCATGTGCAACTGGTCGCGTTCCGCCTCGGCTGCTCTCTCGATTCCGCCCGCCGGGCAATCCTCATGGGGCTCGTGAAATGATCTCGTCCGCTCCGCTCCAGGCCGCCTACGACCTCGTGTCGCTCGCCGAGAAGGTTCGGGCGTTCGTCAGCATCGCGAAGATCAAGGCCGCTGGTGGCATCACGCTCGCGGAGTTTGGCGAGCTCGCCGTCGCTCTGATGCGAATCGCGATAGAAGCGGCTGACGCGATCCCGGTCGACGGGGCCGAGCGAAAGGTCTTCGTTCTCAACGCCGTGGGCCTGTTGTTCGACACGCTCGCGGACAAGGCGATCCCGACGCTCGCGTGGCCCGTCTGGGTGATCGTCAAGCCCGCCGCTCGCCAACTGCTGCTCCTGGTCGCCAGCGGTGCCATCGAATCCCTGTTGCCACTCGTTCGGAAAGCTCAAGCATGATCCCGTCTCTCTTGGTCGGCTCCGCTCTGCTGCTCCTGTTCTCGCCGTGGATGATCGCCCAGGCGGTTCGCCTCCTCGGGACTGGCGATATGCCTTATGCCTCACCGGCTGGGCCGACCTACCAAGACGCGATGAGGGATCTCGCCAGCGTCCGCCTGCGTCTGCTCCATACGAAGCAACTCGACGACAAGGTCAAGGCGGCGATCGACGCCCTCACGCTGGCCCTAGTGGCGGGGAGCGATCAGTGAGCATCCGCCACATCATCGCCCTGGTGCTGTTCGGGATGGGCCTGCTCTCGGCTATGGCCGGGAAGCAATCGCCGACGCCCGCCCCCGGTGGCGGCGACATCGTCCTAGTCGGCAAGTTCGCCGGCCCGACCGCCTCGGCTGACGCGGCCGTCACTGCCGGAATGTTTTCGGAACTGGCTGACGATCTCGACTACGACTCGCAACGTGCCGGCGGCCCGCACCTGACGACGGGCGTTCATTTCGACGACCTGCGGACTCGGGCGTTCGACATGCGGTGCCGGGGCCAGAAGATCGGCGACCGTCAGCCACGGGCGAGGGAAGCGATCAAGGCATACCTCGACGCGAAGGTCGGTGTGAGCGGCGGGCCTGTGAGCCCCGAGCAACGGACGGCGTGGGTCGCGGCCCTGCGTGAGATCGGGAGGGCCGCTGGTGACGCATCGCGATGAGTATTTCCCGTGGCGGCTCTTTGCCGCCTCGGTGTTGATTGGCCTGGCGATCCTCGTCGGCATCCGGTCTGCGGGCCTGCTCGAAACGTCCATCGGTTCAGCCGGTGGCAACTTCGGCTACACGCCAGATCCCGAGGCGACGCGGGCGTTCCTCGGCGAGTTGGAGCATCCGCTCTTCCGCGACGCCGGGCGTGAGGTCATCGCCCATGCGAAAGGCAAAGACGCCTACCTCTACCGCTATGCCGACAAGGCCCATCGAGCCGTCTACGGCAAGCCCTTCGGCCCGTGGAATCAAGGTTCAATCGGGACGTGCGTCGCGTTTGGCTGGGGCATGGGTTCCTATATCGGGCAGTCGGTCGATTGGGCGCAGGGGCAACTACCTACCCCGCCCAAGCTCGTCGACACCGTCACGCTCTACGCCGGTTCGAGGACCGCCGCACGTCTTCCGCCGGTCACGTTCGCAGGCTGGTCAGACGGCTCCTACGGAGCGGCTGCCGCCCGCTGGGTCTCCGGCCAGTGCAAAGAGAAGGGCATCGGCGGCATTCTCTTCCGCCAGAAGTACGGCGAGCACGACCTCACGATCTACTCGACCAGCCTGTCGAAGCAGTGGGGCGCTTACGGCTGCCCGCGACCGCTGGCGATTGAGGCCAACAAGCACACGGCCAAAGCGGTCGCCCTCTGCGAGACGTGGGATGGCCTGACGGCAGCCCTGGAGTCGGGCATGTGCGTCCCGATTTGCTCTAACGTCGGCTTCGCCAGCGGCGACCGCGACGCAGACGGCTTCTGCCGCCGCCAATCCACTTGGAATCACTGCATGGTCGCTTGCTCTCTGAAGTGGGCGAAGAACAACGGCCCCGGCTCTGCCACGCCGATGAAGAATCCACGCGACGGCGTTTTGATTTTGAACAGCTGGGGCTCGTATGTCGGCGGTGGCAAGCACCCGCTCGACCAACCGGACGGCTCGTTTTGGATCACTCGCCAGGATGCCGAGATCATTCTGGCCCAGCGCGATAGCTTCGTGATCGGCTCGGTCACGGGCTTCACCTATCGCGACCTCGATCACGGCGCATTTTTCGCGCCCAACCCGACAGAGCAGGAGCAGAAGTGATGGATAAGCGTCTCGTGTATGCGTTCGTTGCGGGATTGGCTTTCGCGTGGTGGATGAATTCCGGCGAGTCGCCGCTCCCGACTCCGTTCAATCCAACACCGTCGAACGACCGCCCCGTCCTACGTCTGATCGCCAAGGCCGCAAAGACGGCGCTTTGGTTCATGCTGATTGCCGAGCCGTCGCCAGAGCAGAAAGACGCCCGCATGGTGCAGCACATTATCGGCGACGACGGGCATCCGGTGATCGACCACGCGAGGGCTTTCTGATGCGTGATCTCATCATCGCCTGGCTCGTCTGGCTGTCGGCCGACCCGGTCGCGGTGGACGCCGAGTATCCCAAGGCAGCCGCCGCAGTCATCGCCGCAAGGGCGAGCATGGCGGTGGACTCTCAGCCGCCGGCCCCGACGCCGACGCCTAGCGAGTGCGTCTGCGGTGGCACCTGCAAGAACGGCGTTTGGAAGCCAGACGGCAGGATTGAGCAGCGATGCACCTGCACCTGTGAGCGGTGCAAGAAAAAGCCCGGCTGCCCCGATGGGCGTTGCCGCGTGCCGGGAGCGTCGCCCGCGTCTGGTTCACCGGCCAAGCCTTGATGCTGGAGGTGCGGTGGGCGACGCTCTCGATACGCTGACGCTGCGGGAACTTTGCGACGCCGTGCGCGAGCAAATCGGCCCACGCGCCGCCGAGCTTGAGCACACCTGCGACGTGATCGTCACCGAAATTTGCCGGTGCTGGCCCGAAAGGACGATGGCTGACATCGCTGGCAAACTCTCCTGTGCGAGAGCCGCCGACGACGTGCTCGACGCGATCGCCGTCACGACCGCGAAGGTCAGGGAAAACATCGAAGCCCGGTGGGGATGCAAGCCCAGCCACAAGGCGGCCCTCGACCTGGTGCTCCGAGCCTGCGTCGTCGAGTTTGCGAATCTCTGGTTCAGTTGCACCGAGGCCCGCATCGGGATCCGAGCCGTCATCGCCATCGTTCGGCACAATCCCCGCGCCGCTTGACGACTAAGCGAAAATCGCCCGCCATCATGTCTGACGTTCAGCGGACATTTTTCGGGCAGGAAACACCGAGGGCCGCTCCATGCCCAAACGAAAAGCCAAGAAAAAAACCGCCCGCCGAAAAGGAGACGATCCGAAGATCGGTCCCGGTGAAGGTCCGCGACTGGCTGACCCGGCTGACGCGAATCCACGCACACGCGAGATATACCGTCCGGCTCTTCGCTCATCCTGAGACGGCAGGCGGGCAGTCCCTAGAGGGCGAGACCTACGCGGCCCGCGCCGCCCGCTGCGACCAGACGCTCATCCACGACGCCTCAATGCTGATTCGAGACGAGGCTGACGCTATCGTCGCCGAGGTTCAGGCGGCAATGGACGCCGCCCCGAAGACGGCAGCGCTCCCCGGCACCAAGGCGAAGGTCGCCGAGATGGAAGCTAGGGCGAGGCGCGGGCAGTCCATCTTCGTTGACCAGGATGCTAAACACGGCTGACGGCGCGTCGCGGCGGCGCGGGTTTCGTCCTTTCCCTGCGCCGCCGCCGCCGTCATTCGCCTTGACGATTCTGGTCAAGGTCTAGCTTCGGCAACGCACTCAGGCTGATCTCCTCCTCGGGGCAGATCGTCGGATCGACGTAGATCTTCTGGAGATTCGGGTCTGCGTGATCGAGCAGGTGCGTTGCGGCTGCCCGTCCGCCGGCCAGCGCGGCATAAGACGCCGCCGTCCGCCGGAAGCCGTGGAAGCCCCTGTATTTCACGCCTGCGAGGCGGCAGAGCAGACGCAGGCTCGCCCATTGGCTGCGGCTCTTGCGGTCCCAGGCCCACACCAGAGCGTCAGGCGAGCCTTTCTCGCGCCGCAGCATCTCGGCAAGGTCTTCCGTGATCTCACGCTCGATGTCGCGCGTGCTGCCTTTGCGAGTCTCCCCAAGGAAGACGACGCGCCGCCGCTCCAGATCGACCTGCCCCCAGCGGAGCGACGTGAGGGCGGTGAACCGTTCGCCAGTGCAATACGCCGTATAGATCAGCGTCGGCCACCACCAGGCGGCGCGCTTGCCACCGACCGATCCTTGCCGACGCTTCGCTCGCACGATCAGTTTCGCCACGTCTTCCGCCGTGTAGGCCCGCCCTGTGGGCAGCCTCGCTGGCACGCGGATCTTCGGGAGCTCGGGGAAGTCAGCCGCCCACCGCTTGCGGGCGGCGAGGTTCCACGCCGCCTGTAGCATCACCTTGTCCTTCTGGACACTCGCGGCCGACGGCACCCGCCCCTTGTAGCCAGGCGTTGTGGCCCGCCAGCGCAGGTATCTCGCGATCACGAGGTCGTCGAGGTCCGCAAGCGTCGGCTCGTGGCCGAGAAAGTTCGTCAGCCTGTCGCCCAACTGGGTGTAAAGCGACGCCGTGTTTCCCTTGAGATTCCGCAGCGTGACGTACCGCTCGAAAAGTTCCTTCAAAGTCATCGTCTGCATGGTGCTTCTCCCGTTTGGATGGCCGTTATACCCAGTACTGTACAACAGTCCAACTCCCCTCGCCTCCACTAGACATTTGCCCGACACCCAAACTTTAGGGCCGGGCTGGGACGGAGTCCAATTTGACGCAAGTAACGCTGACGTTACGATGGAGGGCATGGTAGTGGCATCACCCGACAAAGATTGGATAACCATCGCTGAAGCCGTCGAAAACGCCGGCTGCACGGAGGGCTACCTGCGCCGACTCCTCGGGGCTGGCGATTCCAGGCTCCGGGGCTGGAAGGCTGGGGAGCGGGCCTGGCTCGTCCACAGGGCCGACGTGCTCGAACTGGCCCGCAGTCTGACCACCCGGTCGAACCGCCGGAAAGCCGAGCGGGTCAAAAAGCCCAGCCGCAAGCGGAAACCCTCGTAATCCCCGAGGAAAACCGCCCCCCAAAAAATCTTTTTAAGTCCCCTTGTGCATAGTAACGATAACGCTACAATGGGGCCATGCGAGCGAATGAGACTCGCGGCCAGAAAACAGGAGACGAAACGATGTTCACGATCACCTACGCCAGCCACGACAACAATTGCAGCGACGGCCAGATGGTTCGCGAGACGGAGGAGGCGGCTCGCCGTACTGCCGAGCTTATGAAGGCTTGCGGATACCAGAGCGTGACGATCGAGGCCCGCTAGGACGAATTCAAGGTGGGGCCACCCAGCCCGCCGACAGCCGCAAAATGGGTGGCACTTTCAAACTCGCAAGGAAGCAAACATGAAACGCATCGACTGGGACGCCGCGATCCGCTCGCTCGTTCTCGTCCGCCTCGGCCAAGAGCTCGGCACCGATTCGCCGCTCGCGAGGATGGTTCACGACACGATCTCGATCGTGCTGACCTTTCTCGGGATTCTTGGTTGACAGAAGTAACGCTACCGCTACCATGCCGCACGCAAGTAACGCTACCGGCACCCATTCTGCTGAACAAACTTTTCACTCCCCGACAACTTGATACCTGGACGCTTGACTACTACCGGAACGCCCGTACATTACCCCCGAAACTAAGGAGAACCCCTCGAATGAACGCCCACGACAACGAGTATCTCGCCGCCGCGACCTACCTCTCCGACCAGACGCCCGCCCCTCGCCAGACGCATTTCGCCATCGGCGATTTCGTCAGCGGCACCTCGGGCGGCAAGCAGTGGAGCGGTCGCATCTGGGCCATCGACGGCGACCGGCTCTCAATCGAAATCGACGGCGGATGGCTGGCTGTCTCTGCCAAGGACGTGACGCATTAGGAAACCCCCGGAGGATCCGGGTGCAGGAGGTTGATCGCCGCCGAGCCAGGACGGGGAAGCGGCTGTTTTTAGGACGCAAACACGAAAGGAATGTCGAGATGAGCACGGAGATTTCAACGCAGCGGGCAGCCACCGGACTTGCCCTTCAATCGTTCGACGACGCCTTCCGCTTCGCCAAGATGGTGGCGGCGTCTGAGTTCTCGCCAAAGGATTTCAAGGGCAAGCCTGAGTCGTGCATGTTGGCGATTCAGCACGGGAGCGAGGTCGGGCTATCCCCGATGCAATCGCTCCAAAGCATCGCGGTCATCAACGGCAGGCCGACGATCTGGGGCGATGCCGCCCTGGCTCTGGTGCAAGCCAGCCCGGTCTGCGAATACGTCCGCGAATACACCGAAGGCGACGGCGACAACCTCGTCGCGGTGTGCGAGGCCAAGCGTCGCGGCTACCCGGCCCCGACCGTCGTGCGATTCTCGGTTGCCGACGCGAAGAAGGCGGGTCTATGGGGCAAGAGCGGCCCCTGGGGCTCTTATCCTTTGAGAATGTTGGCCCTGCGAGCACGGGGCTTCGCACTTCGCAACGCCTTCGCTGACGCCCTGCGTGGGCTTATCACGGCCGAGGAGGCGCAGGACTACCCGACGCCTGCCCCGCAACAGGATCACGGCCCAGCGGGCGGGGCTTACGCCCAGTTCGTCAAGCCGCAGCCCGAGCCCGTCGTCGTCCGCCCGAAGTTCGACGGCAACGGC